TTGCCAGTAGAACAAGGTTGAGACAGACAATAGACGCGAAAAGGCAAATCCTCGATGAACTCTTGGGCAAGTACAACCAGATTGACAGTTCCAACATGGACGAAAAGATTGCCCTTGGACAGAAGATCAAATCGGTCAAGTTGGAGATTGACAAGACATACTCGAACCAACTTTCCACCGCATTGGACAGAATCACCGAGATAGTGGAAGAAGCCGGAAAAATCATAGAGAAGATTGAAGATCCACCCAAGGAGGAAGTTCCGGTAAACGATTGGAGCGAATAGAGCCGAGAGGAGTTGGAGAGAAGGAAACAGGAGTTGCTTTCCCAGTTGCCAACAAGCAGGTTTTCGCAAGAGGAAATGCAGCAACTGTTGGATTCGACAATCCAGCACATCAACAACAGCAAGGTTGACGCGATTGGAAAGATTGACGGCGAGACGCAGGAGGAACAGCAACAATCTGACGTCCAACAACCAACCAAAGACGAAGAAGTTCCGAACATGCCTGCGTTCAAGGACGTGTATTCCGGAAATCTCAAGAACCTTGTCCTTCTCACGGAAAGGTGGAAAGGATACATGTTCAACCTTGGATACGAATTGGCGCAGATGAAGAAGATGCTTGTGGTCTGCGACGACGCGACAATCAAGGTAAGAAGGTTGGTACGCAACTTCAAGGAAAGGATGGAGGAGACGGAGGCTCAGGTGTGGGACGACAACCACCAAATCAAGGACGGTTTCGATTTCAAGAATATCGCCCTTGCCGGACTTCAGGACATAATCCTGCTTCACGATTGGTACGCATGCAATGCACCAGAAAAGACGTTTTCCGACATGGGGTTCAACAACGAAATCCAATTTCTTGAGTTCAGAAGGAAATGCAACAAGATTTCGTTCAATCTGAGGTTGAACCAATATGCGCAGATGCTGGCAATCCAGAAGACAAGATACGAGGACGAATTGAACGACATCAAGTCCAGAATGGACGAAGCCAATGGAACGTTGAAGTACAACGACAAGTACGGTTGGGAATCCAAGAAGGAGCAAGATGCCATTATCGAGAAGAAGTGGGAATTGAACAAGGTTGACGCAACCAAGCCGGGAAATAGGAGCATTAGGTTGTTCGCAAAGGCGGAGAAGGAGGTTCAAGACCGAATATCGGAAAGAATGTTGTATGAAAAGGATCTTGAACTGCTTGAGGCAAGGACAATCAAGTATCTCCAGGACATTGGCGTGGTGAAGGACAAGGACGACATCAATAACCTTGTTCTGGAGAACAAGGCCGTGCATTCTCCAGAAGCAACGTCCAGGGAAATATCGAAGATTGAGAGGTTGAAGTCCAAGGTTGACGAGTCAAAGGAGAAGATGCTTGCGTACAGGGATTCGTTGAAGAGCATCCTGGATTCAATATTCAAGGTTGACCAGGAGAGGTTGAGGTTGAAGGATGAGAGCGCAAGGATATTCAACCAGTGCTTCTTGGTAAAGGACAGCTTGGCAAGAAACTCCATGTTGATGCGGAGGTTGGACATTGAGAAGAAGATGGAGGAGTTGTCTCAGATTTCAAGGGACACCAGAAGGAAGCATCTTGACGATTTGTCCAAGTTGGAGAAGATGAAGGAAGATGTTGACAACAACCAACAGGAACTTGACGATGCAATCGACAGGTTCAAGAAGGAGATTGGAATTGACGAAAGCGACATCTCCAATCTCATGGTTGGCATCTACAACAAGTTCCAGGACGAAATCCTTGAGCATTCCGAGAGGAAAGGGAGGGCGTGATTAAACATGGCGATGAGGAACAGAAAGTTCTATCAGGGACAGGCGACGAAGGGCAAGTACAAGTCGGCTCTTCGTGGCAAATACTACCTTTCGCATCCCGAGAAGAACCTGCGCAACGCCAAGTTCATCATGTTCAAGTCCAAGCTGGAGGCGATGTTCATAAGGTATCTCGACAACAATCCAGACATATACAAGTGGGACTACGAGAACCCAGTGAACACGATACCATATTTCGATCCAGTCCAGAAGCGGCAAAGGCACTACATGGTTGACTTCGTGATGTGGGTGAAGTCTGGACCGATTCTCCAGGAGATTTGGGTTGAAATCAAGCACAGTGGCGAGACGGTTCCACCCAAGAAGGGAAGGAACACGATACAGTACAACGAAGCGGTCAGGACGTATATCACCAACATGGCGAAATGGCAGATGGCTGCGAAGATATGCAAGGCGAAGAGCAAGTTGTTCAGGGTGATAACCGAAAAGGACTTGATACGGAAGATGTAAAAAGAAAAGAAAGGATAGGCAGAATATGGCTCAAAGCACTACACCAGATTTGAACATGTCCTCAGGACATTGGATTATCGATGGCACGGGGTGGAGCTTCTCGGCAATCATCTACGATACCACGAACATCCAACACAAGAACATAATATTGGATCCGGCGAACGTCAAGTTGTTCGAGTACACCAACCAGTGGAACGCCCTTGTCCTTACTGGACAGTTGGTGTACGTGGACTCGGCCAGAGACCTTGGAAAGTTGTTCAGAATACCACATCTTCTCGCAAGGATTGAGTGGGCCGAGAACCTAGCGGAAAAGAAGTCGAAGAAGAACGAGAAGGGCGATGACGCGGGAGACTATTGGGTGGAGAAGCCAATCAAGAAGGAGGACTATTTCTCCCATGTGTTCTTGGTCAACAAGATGGAGATAGTGTCGCACGATACGCATCTGGACGTGACCACATACAGGCTTGAACTCGTTTCCGCCGCGTGGTACAAGCTGTCCCAAGTGTGCCAATACTCCAACTACAACCTGAAGAAGCCACAACCAATAACCGACATCATCTGCCAATTGCTCGTCAATGCCGTGGGGTTGGACAACGTTGGAACCAAGACATTCCTTGAAGCCCCCTGCAAGACCGACGTCTGCATCTACTACACCACAACCCAGAAGGACAACTACTTCACCGCCATCAACTACCTCTTGAACAGAATGTACACGGAGCCGAGTTCGTTCGATGTGGACAACCACCCACGCATCATCTTGTGGGAGGAGAAGGAGAGGAAATACAAGATGGCGAAGTTGAACGATGACTCCACATGCAACACCGTAAAGCATGCCACCATTCAATTGAACAGGTTCTACGAGATTCAAGATTTCGAGGTGAATCCATTCCAACCTGGGATTGGAGAAGCCAAGGCGATTAAGCCTTCAATAACGTCCTTGTCCAAGATGTCCTACACAAGGTTCATCAAGGAATACTACACTCGGCACTATTGGGACTTGAACATAACCAAGGACAAGTTCGTGAGAAGGATAGTGATGAACGAAAAGATACAGAACCTCTTCAAGTCTCCTACCGCCTGCCCAAAGAAGGATTGCACGTTCTATCCAAATCCAGACATTACTTCGGAGGAATCAGTCCCGAACCTGCAATCCTACTTGGGAGACAAGACGAACTACTTGATTGATGAAAGCAAATGGAGCAACCAGAGACACCTCTACTCGGATTGCATCAACAGCGTGGTGAACAGAGATTCGTTCATACTCACCAGAGGAAACAAGGTATGTCATCAACCTTGGCAGTGCTTCTATCTGGTGAGGCGAAAGGAGGAAATGAAGGAAAAGCAAGTGGTTGACACCGACAATCTGAAGATAGATGAACCGGTTGATCAACAAGATTCGTCCGAGAAGGAGCCAAAGACCGAGCCAAACAAGTTCGCCGACAACCAATTCTTCGGCGCATGGTATTCCTACAGGGTTACGCATACGATATCCATATATGGAACCTCGAAGGACAACGTTCCAAGCATGGTTGAGAGGATACTGTTGACAAGACCTTTCGAGGTAACTCCAATCCCACAGGAACTCAGGAAATGACGTATATAATTGAGATATGTCAATGAAATGAAAGGCACATCAATGAAACGCATAACCCTGCTATTTCTTCTTGTCGTGTTGGCAATCCCTATGTTTGCAAACGATTTTGGGACATGGAACACAATCCAGATTAAGAAGTCCATTCCTTATGGCTTGTCCATTGGTGCGTCCGAGGAAAGCAGAATTGGGACGGTTGACAAGGCTGACAAGAAACTTGACGAATTCCATACAACTTTGTTTGCAGATTGGCGCGTCCTTGACTGGATGTCAATCGGAGTTCAGGACGATTTCGTTCTGTTGAGAAGACCAAACTGCTCTTCAAG